CTCCTATTCGGCGATGGCAACAAAAACCCAGGGCTTCTCGGCGCACTAGCTAAGAAAGACAAAGGCGAAGGTGTTAAAGAGTTTTGGGACAAGAACTGGCAGCTTATAGTACCGGCAGGGACGCAAGCTAAGCGTACAACTGAGGGTATTAAATCGGTAGAGGAAGGTGTTGTGAAAAACGATAAAGGCAATACCCGCTTTGTGCAGAACCAAGACCAAGGCAACGCCCTTAAGGCGGCAATCCTCGGTAAGTACACTACTGAGAATGGCCAAAAATGGCTCAAAGAGGGGAGCTTTAGCGCAGTTAAAGAGTCTCAGCAACAAAAGATTGAGAGCCTAGGGTCATCAAAGGCCCGCGAGCAGGCTACTGAGTACTTCCAGCGTACAAACAACATTCCTAGCCGCAAAGAGGCCTACGACAACGCCAAGCAGGCCCTGCAAGAAGGCAATCGCAGCAGAGCCCAGTCTATTATCAACGAGTATAATAGCAGGGTAAGAGGTGCTTATGACGGCTTCGACCTCACGAGCGAACAACGTAAAGCAGCTTCCCAGCGCGAAATACAACTGAGCCGAGTCTCTAAGTCCTCTAAACAAAAACATAAGCAAAAATCTGGATGGTAGAATTGTGGCAGAAAATGAAACAATGAACCGGTGGGAGGTCAAAGAAGCCATTCAGCAGGCTATAGACCTCCACGAAACCCGCAAAGCTGCGACATATGTCCCGGTCTACGCGCTCGACCTATACAAAAAAGACATTGAGGCCCGAGTAAAAGACCTAGAAGATGACGCAGCCGAAGCAAGAGATAGAAACCGCTGGCTGTTCCGCCTAGTAGTAGGTGCAGTGATTACATCGTTTATACCGATACTCATTGCCCTACTCAGCCGTGGCAGCGGAGGGTTGCTGAGATGACCATTATTAAGTCGACAATAAGCTGGCTCCAACGAGATAAACTGTTAAAGATATTGTCTTTAATGATGGTGCTTAGTTTAGCCTTCAGTGGCTATACTATCTTTAAGAGTTTGACTCTCCAGCCCGGCCAATCGGTGACTATCTCAGGCGGCACTAAAGTAGAAAAACCAGTAACTAGCATCACTAACGCCCAGGTTGACAAAAACGGGGATCTCGTCGTCTATTACTCAAGCGGCGAGTCCCGCAATGTCGGCCAAGTACTAGGCTCTAATGGTAGGGATGGGAGGACCCCCTCAAATAGTGAGATACAAGTAGCGGTTAAAGCTTACTGTTCAACTAATAAATGCTCTGAATCCCCTACCAGTGCCCAGGTAATGTCGGCAGTGGCCAGTTATTGTGATGGTAGTAAATGTAAAGGCGCAGACGGCAAGAGTGCGAGCGACGACCAAGTCGCACTAGCTGTTGCTAAATACTGTGCAAGCGGTAAGTGTAAGGGCGATACCGGCGCAGCTGGCGTTGATGGCGCGAACGGTACTAATGGAGTAAACGGCCAAAACGGAGCGGACGGTAAGAGCCCTGTACTTAACTGTGTAAATATAAAAGACAACTCGGGTAATCAAACATCTTGGGTAGCCTGGAAGTACGAGACCGAGCAAGACTCGGCCTATAGGCGCGTGTACAAGATAGCTGGTGATAGCTCGTGTATTAATATCTAGGAGAATGAATGGCACTAGCAGCTAATGCTCAAGATTGGGCAAGTCAGCGTATTGGGATCTTTTTCCCCGCTGGAGAATCAGACAATAGCCAAGGCTATTTAACCGGGCAATGCGTGAGCCTCATTAAGTGGTTCCTCGCTGAGATGTGCGAAAAGGTACCGGAACCGTTCCGGGCTCGTGGCCACGCTAAGGACTTCGGCAACACGCTCGTAGCGGAAGGCCTAGCTGATCAAGTAGGCGACCTTAAGCGGGGTGATATCCTCGTTTGGCCCTACGACGGTGGTGGTTATGGCCATATCGGCATTTACATGGGCGACGGTACTGTGTTTGAAGAGAACGTAGCAGCCAGCGGCCAACGTACCGCCAACTTTGGCGCAGGTATTGTATATGCAGCTGACGTTGACCCGTTAAATGCGGGTTGGCGAGTAGGCGGTTACAACATCTATCGTGTCCGTACTTATGTGGAAAATATCGTAGCTCAGCGTGACCGTAGTGATGAAATTAACTTCCTTAATGGCTTGTATCGCCAAATACTTGACCGTAACGTTGACGAGGGCGCTATTACTCACTACCTTAAGCAGATTGATGCAGGGTGGAACTGGGAGCAAATTAAGCAAGATCTTCTCTCCTCAGCTGAAGGGCAGCAAGTACAGGCTCGACGCGTAGAGGAAGCCAAAGCAAAAGCCCGCGAACTACAGGCGGCCTTTGACAGTGAGACTAACGAGATTAAGCGCCTCTACAAAGAAATCCTTGAGCGCGATGCAGATGAGGGCGGCATTGAACACTACCGCAATCAGATCCGTAATGGCTGGAACTGGCAGATGGTAGCAGACGACCTGCGCAATAGTGATGAGTATAAAGAGCTACAACGTATTAAAGAGACGCCGACTCCTGAGACTCACCACGTAGAAGACCGCGCCGCCATCCCCGAGCCAGAGGTTGAGAGGCCGACAGAAGAACCTGCCGTAGAAGCTCGTGAGAAGCCCTCAGAGAGCGCTAAAGAAGAGGATAGTACAACTATACTAAAAGATATTAGAAACCTCTTACAGAGCCTCTTAGAGGCCTTTAAGAGCCTATTCAACAAATAGGATGAATAAAGAGAACAGTTTTAAGAAGGACTAATCATGGAAGCATTGAACCTATTTATTATCCCTGCAATTGTTAAGGCATTTGACATGCTAAATAAGAAAGAATGGGGTGGGCTTGGTAAGCTCATCCTCGCAGTTGCCACCGGCGCAGCTGCTGGGTATCTTGGCTTTCAAGGTCTTGATATCTATAGCGGTATTGCACTCGGTTTGCAGTCGGCAGGTATTGTTACTGTCGCAGCTAAGGCTAGCAACAAATAGAAAAAAGCCCCCAGTTATTGGGGGCTTTTCTTATTGAGCATCTCTTTTAAAGATGGCGAGGTCAAGGAGGTGTTTTTGGTACTCATCCAATGCTTTACGCTCTGCGATAAGTAGTTGCTCCTTATTAGAGAGTAGTACATGTTGGCGGGCAAGTTCAACCGAATCAGCGTTTGATTCTTCCAACACTTCAACCCGGGCCTTGCACCACTTGAGCTGTTCAACCAACTTGGCGTTGTCGATTTCAAGGTTCTTAATCCTGTTCTTCAGCGCCTTGTCGATTACGTTTTTCAAAATATTCATCTGCAATCTCCTCGATGCGTTCGTTACTAATATACTCAGTCATTGAAACCTACCACTAATGTCGGGCATTTAAACTTTGTCGCGTCATTAAAGTTATCTACAATAGCGTACTTGAGGTCAGTCTCTTTAGGCACTTCTCTTGCCCAGTAATCAATGGGATCCTCACCGTAGTGTTGGCGTACTTCATCATAAGGGAAGCCCCGCTCGTCTAGATCTTTAATAACGCTACCGTCTGGGTCGTCGTCTACGTTGTATACAGATACCCGGTAATCATGTGCCATTAACATCGCCGCGATGTGCTCAACGGCTGGATTGGTTGTTGTTCGATAATCGATTAATACAGCTTCCATATCCTTACTCGCAGCCATCACAGATAAACGCATTGGCGGGGTCAACAATCTCGCCATTCACCACGCGTCGCTCTTTGTTATTTGATTCAAAGTGTTGTTGCGCCTCCTCTATTATTTTGAGCTTCTCCTCTAAGGTGTCAGCTTCTTCTAGGCGCTTGGTCAATTCTTGCTTATAGGTCATTTAATCGGTCTCCTACTAGTTTAGCGTATCCTGCAATATCGATATAGCTGTCTGCGTAATAGGGGTCACCGTTAACGATGCGGCCAAGCTTATGGGCGATCATCTCCAGCGTCTCCTTGATGTCGCTATCTAGCAAATCAAAGTCAATATTAGGGTTGGTAGCAAGCGCGCCGTATAGGATATTTTTAATACCCTGGCTCACTTCTGCGTGGCCCATGTAGCTACCATAACGCTTCCCGCGCTCGTCTAGTACTTCGTTAATATCGCTCATAGCGTCTCCTTCACGTCTGCTACTGCTTGCTCATATGGTTCGCCGCCAATAAGGACAGCGACAATTGCTAGCGTAATCATCACCCCATAGGCGAGAAACGCCAATACTGCAACGGGGAATGCGAGAATAACACGTACGTATTCAATTAATGTCTTCAAGCCATAATTGGTTCGCTTCATAAGAAGAAGTCCTCCTGTTTAAATTGCTCCATCGGGTCAGGTTCTGCACCCTTCATAAAATAGTCTAGCTCGTAGCCTAGCTGCTTCTCTATCTTATCTCGACAAGTAGGACATATAGTCCAATCGTAGTCCCAGCTTATAATCCAGTTAGGCGGCAAGAAGTCCCGATCCGTTAGCTCCATCTCACCGCAAACGTAGCACTCAACACCTCGGCTTAAAGGAGCTTCTCTATTGCTATACATTGACCAATCGCCCCTCCTTCTTTACACTAGCCTCACTCGACCAGCCACCACAGTGTAGACACTTGTAGCGCTGTACACGGCCTGAACGCTTACGATAGCTGCCATCTTTGCGAATGTTATCACTGCCACATTTAGGGCAGATGCCATCAATACCTGTATGGTCGCCAATGTTGGGATGATTATGTATCCATGGGCGCAGCTCAGCGTACAGACCGGCGAGCACTTCAACATCCTTATTGTTGTACCTCTCCATAGTTGCCCAAGCCTCTTTATCATTCTTTATAAGGCAGTCATACCAAACATCCGCATAGGTAGACTCTGTTTTGCCTTCGCCTAGTAGTAGCTTGCCCAGGCTGTCGAGACTATTACTATTAAAGTGTGCGACTGCCCGCGCAACTTGCAGGGTGTCTACTGTTTTATATGGGCTTGGCGGCGTAAGGTGATGACGAATAAACATCGCATTACTCACCTTCTGATCGAACCGCCGGCCGTTATGGGCTACGAGAATGTCCGCCTCATCGAACAACTCCCAAAGCTTTTTAACCACCTTCTTCTCGCTCATGTCACGTTGGCTTACATGGTGGATATCCTTCTCGCCAAACCACTGATAAGAGAAGCACATAATCTCAGGATCTCGCTCAACCTTTAAGACGTTAGTTTTCCATAAGCCGTACGTCCAACCGAGGGTGGCGCTTACTTCAAGATCGTAAATGAGGATCTTAGGTAGTGGACTAAACTCTTGTTGGCTAATCTTCGTCAAATTCTGCACAAAGCTCCTCCAACTCTATACTTGATAGTCGGCTATTAACCAGCCAAATCTCCGCCTTATCGGCGGGCTCATACTCCATTACGGGTATATTCACTTTTCTCTCCTTCCTTTATATCCCCGCCAGCTTTAGGCTAGCATTTGGACTTGAACAGCTCTATTATTGTGCCGGAGCTGTAGACGGCCACCCACCTTAACCGCGGGGATAACGTTGGCACAAATGCGTGCCGCCCTAGGGTATTAAATAGCCGGGACCCAAGGTTATGAACCAAAGCCCCGGTAGGCTGCGTCTTTCTTGACACTTAACTAGCTCACCGGCTAGCACCTGCAATTATTCTACCACCAATGCTTGGCTTGCCATGATGCCCAGGCTTGCGCCCAACCACCATAGCGGCCCTTGGCGTAGGCGTCTGCACCCCGGATATGGCCGGCAATGTTACCTGTGCCACCCCATTTACCGCAAGGCAGCTCCTGAAAGTAGGCGCATGCACCGCCATTGGGGTTAACCGCGTTGGGGTTACAACTCGACTCCTTCTGTGCAATTTGTAGCGCAAAAGGTAAATCGGCTTGTGAGATGCCATTAGCAAGCAAGATCGAACTAATGGCTTGACACCCAGCTGGAGCGGCCGCCTGTACGACAGGCGCTGGCTGAGCTACGGGCTTTGCAGCTTCTTTAGCTTTGGCCTCCTGCTGAGCTTTAGCCTCTTGGGCTTTCTTCTCCTCGGCGGCTTTTGCCTCTCGCTTATTCTGCAAGCTGACTTTTAAACTTTGGTTTTCCCTTGTAAGGTTCTCGGCGTTTCGCCTTGTTTCGCGCAAAGATGACTCAATGGTCGTCTTCTCTTTTTTGAGCGATTCTACGGCCTCTGAGCGTGCTCTCAGCGCATTTTTCGTTGTATTAGTCTTTGCCTCCTGGCGGACTAGATCCTGTTTTACATTATGGTTCGTATTAAGCGCGATAATATTCAACACGACCAGCGCGAGAATAGCAGCCGGTAAAGCATACTTCTTCGCTTTCGTTACTAGGTTTTTACTAATATAACCTCCTATTTAAATTCTTTGAAGGATCATCCCACGCGCCTCTCTATTGCTCAGCGCCCTGGAGTTGTGCAATCTCTTCCATGGTATAGCCCTGCTCTAAAAGCTCAACTACCTTTTGTCCGATCTTACTCATGTTCTTTTCTCCTTCCTAGCTAGTATACTACACCAACCGGTTTGAGTTGTCTAGCGTAGAATTTACAACATCCTTTAACTTGGCTAACTTAACAGAGGTACACCCTAGTTGGTTTAACACATTATAGAGTGCTTCTAATTGCGCGTAATCCCTCTCCGGGTGTATCGGCATCTCGTATATGGCCTGCCCGTATGATTCAAATGTTTGTACTACCTCGCGTTTATTCACTTACATCTCCGATAAGACCCTTAAAAAATCCCGCGTCTCTTGCGACACGAGCGGCTTCCAGCGTTTGCTGCCCTTACGATAGTTGCAACCACCATGGGCGGGCTGTATGTTGGCCGGATCGTATATATTAGAGGCCTCACGGGGCTGTATATGGTCTAGTGTAACTCCATTTAAGGGGACAAACTTATTGCATATACCGCATAAGTAGCAACCATTATCAAGTGGCGGGTTATCCTCTAGCCAGTAACGACGAAAAGCGAGCCATGCCGACTCGCTATCCGTATAATTATCAGGATTAAATGTATCTAACTTCGACAAGTACACCCTCTTCGCCTTTGTCTACCTTGATGAAGTCGTCCCCGTCAAACCCCTTAACCCATGACTGGTTGTCGTTAGGCAGTACGCCGGCATGTTGCATGCCATCCAGTACATACTTACACCCAAACCGTATATTGTCGAAGTCATGGCGTCCCGAGTAGTACCAAGTAAACTTAATCCTACAAGGCTTCTCTACCGCCGGTTGGCCCTCTACTTGCGAGGATACTAACTCGTTCATCTTCTTTTTAAGTGCCGCCCCCGCGAACCTGTTCACCCGGTTGGCGTTATCATGCTCATTAAGTTTGGCGAGGTTACCATTAATCTTGTAAGATATCATCTAGCATCCTATCTAGCGTTCGTTGTTTATTTAACTTCTCGGCCTTGCGCTTCTCCCTATTGGCCACTGATGCAGCAGCCCCTTTGAGTCTGTCCTCTTGGCTGAAGGTGCGACCTGTGCCGCGAGCGTGAGACAACACACCCCTTAATCGTGCGCCCTTCATCCTGCCCCACTTCTGCAGAGCTAGTGCAGCTGGCGAGTCCTCTTTCTTAGCAGGTATAAACTTTGATTTAACCTTCGGCCTTCCTCTGCGACTGGAGCTCGATCGTGCGGCCTTTGATGGCGTCGATGAGGTCGTGTGTGTCTGCTGAGATTGATTTGAGTCGCTCATATAATACCTTAGCCTCCGCGTATACTTCTTTACTTTTGATATACTGTTCATCTGCGTGCTTAGCTTCTGATGCGGCAGTTACTGGGAACTTCTCTCGAGCCCTTAAGAATGCCCGCGATTTTTCCGTCTCCATCTCACGTTCTGCCTTTAACAGGTTGCGTAAGGCGTCCTCTTTGAACTCAGCGAGGTAACCTTTCATTGCAGAAAGTTTAAGGGCGGTGTAACTAAGTACATCCGCCCCTTGTGCTTTAACCCATTGTGCATCAGAAAACTTTTCGTTGATGAACATAATGTTCTGAATAATTTTCTGGTAATCTATCATCTTAACTAGTAATCAAGGTTTGTAAGGTCTGGAGCACTTTCTCCCGGGTCTGTGGCGACATTGCCCTGAAACCGGGCGAGGTTATCAAACTTAGCCTCCAATGCCGTTACGCGGTCTTCTAGTGCTTTGATCTTCGCGTCGTCAGTTGTTGATTGCTGTTGGGGTGCTTGGTGGCCAAACGGCTTCTGCGCCTTCTTGAACTGCGCCTTACCCCACTGGTTCTTGATTACATCGCCATACAGGTAATCGCCCTTATTGACTGCGTTGCCTGGCTTCTTGAGGATCTGCATCCATCCCTCTACTGGCTGGTTCTGAACCTTCACCATGTAAACATGGAACTGATTACCGTTAAACTCCTTAACGGTGATTTGCTTAGTGTCGCGATCCTTCCCTTGAAACGCGTCTGTTACGAGCCAATCTTGTGCCATTTATTTACTCCCTTTCTTTTTAATTGTTGGCTTATCACTGGGCTGAACAACTTCAACCCCTAAGTGATCTAAAATCAACGCGACGTTATCTCGCAGCTCGTCAATCGCTACTGTATGGAGCATCTGGATATCGTCAATGTCTTGCATCCAGTCGCCGATATTATCGAACCCTTTCCGCAAGTCTTTCAACTCTCTTTTGTCGGCGTCAAGCTGATCCCAAGCATTGTTATTAGCGTCTAACAACTTGTCTACCGTTTTGTCGGTCGCGCTTAGCTTGGCGTTTAATAGTTTATACTTTCCTAACATCTAGTCCTCCTTTAATGCTTTAGATATATCAACAACATTGTGCTTGTAATGGACCCATGGCCGCTTGCCTTGTACTAGTCGCTCAGGATCTAGGTGGTGAATTTGTAGCTCTTTTACGTTAATACCGTACTGCTTAAGAATGTAGGCATAAAAGGATAGCTGCAACCAATACTCGCCGAGCTTGGTGTTGTCAACATCTTTCTTAAATAGGCTGTCTTTCTCCTGGTAAACACGCTTCGTCACTGAGTCATTCGTGTTGTGCGTTACGACAAACTGTCGCCCCGCTAGAAACGTATGCTTCGGGCTGTCCACCTCAATACATTGCGTTGGTACGGTCTCCATCGGCTGTACCGATGAGATATATCTGACAGTTTGATTGAACGACGGCTTCATATCTATATTTTGGTTTCTCGTTTTAAACGGATTAACTAGAGGGTTGAATGTGAGCATCCAGGCTTTCTTACAAAGTCCGAATCCTCGGCATGTATAGTCTGTTAAATACACCCGTTCACCAAGACTGCTAGCAAGACATTCAACATCCTGCGCCTGTTGCAGATTTGTAGTGCTCATCACAACCTGTTTGCGTGCCTTATTCCAGTTGCCGTCGCCATCTAGATATCCAGCAAGTAAGTCTCGTCGCTGGAGCTCGCTAGCTAACATATAGGTCTCCGGTATATGTTTGTGCTCCAACACTCCAATCTCGCGTAGTTTCCCGACAAGGTCATATACCGTTCTCGTACTGGCGACTGGATTGTTGGGTGTAAGGCAATGAGACAGGCGGTAACCTCGCTTTTCTATTTCATCCCATATTCTGGAATCCCTAGCCTCCGTAATCTTTCCAGTATTTTTACATCCATCAGCTAACCAAACACCTAACACATATGGGTCCACAGGCAGCTCTGCATCCTTTGTTTTTATCCCGCCTGCTACTGGTATGCGTATAACCTCATTGCTGTTCGCGATCTCCTCGGTTGTCATGACGTCCTCTATTTGCTTCATGCCGCGGATGACTTTCCACCGGTGCTCGTGATCAGCTATCAGGCTGACTCCGTCTTTCGTAGTTATCTTATAACACGGATTGAAGTGGACAGATGATTTGTTCTTAACCCTGCAAACCTCCCCGTCCTCGTCAAACACTTCGTCTCCAACTTGCAAGTCCTTCATCTTCACAAACCCGCGAGGCGTCGGTATTTCTGTATTCAGCTCCAGGCCTTTCCAGTCATGAATGATTACCGTATTTTTATCAACAACTTCCAGCAGGTCAATCGCTCCGCAGAAGCGCAGCCCCTCATGCCAGATAAACTGCTCAGGTAGATAGTTGCCCGGGCCTAAATCTTCAACGGCGCACTTAACGATATGAGCAAAGAATGGGTTCTTACTAAATGCTTTGTTAACACCATCTTTGCCCTTAATCTTGTCGCCAACCTTATAGTGGCCATAGTAAAGCTCAAGCGCCGCGTGAACCGCCGTACCGTAACCCGTAGCAATATCAGCCTTCATTTTCCAGGTTTTCTCTACTTCCTCGCGCTTAACTTCCTTCTCTCGCTCGTAGTAATCAAGCACCCGCTCTTTGTCTTCATCGGTAAACTGCTTGAAAAACTTCCGAGGGAAGCGGCTACCCGACATGTAGTGCGGCAGGTAGATATGGCCATTGCCTACACCGACTGTAATCTCCCGCCCAAGTATCTTAGATTTGTATACGGTAGGGTTCTTCAGATTTACGTTCTGAGCCCCCTGAGAGGCCGCAGGATCGTTCGTAGCGTCCAAGACGGGTTCAGATACCTCTTTCTCGTATTTGAGGCAAATATTCATGCCAAGATTCTTGCCCTTATCTCCGCCAGTTACTTCTGAGATTTTTATCTCAACGTCTCGGCCGGCGTCTAAGGCTTCGGCAATATCCTTGTTCTTGTCTTTGGCAATATACCCAACCGGATACCATTTACCTTTGATGTCTACATCCACTGCAACTGCTCGTGGATCATATTGGTTTTCAGGCTCTCGCCTGACCCGGAGGCTTTCGCTGCCTTCCAGGTGCGCAAGAATATCTTGGCGGTTCTCAAATGTCGTGCCAACGATCTTGCTGTGGTAATTAACTTCCTTCATGTTTTCAGTATACACCCTAGCGATATATAGGTCAACCCCTAGTGTCGTGTATTATTTACAACATGCTATATTGCTAGTGAGGCCTCACTCCTCTCTCTTTCGCCCCGTCATTCTTGGCGGGGTTTTTTCTTTGCTTGACTTTTGCAATACTTCGTCAATCATTCGCGCCTCGTCTGACATCTGGAAGGCCATTTTATTAGCCCCTTTAATATATAAACCATCTAAAGAGACAACGCGGCTCAGTGCAACATACCCTTGACCCGGCACAAACGCTTCGGCTAAATCAATTTCAGCGGCATCTAGTGTCATTCCCTGGCTCTTATGTACCGTAATAGCGTACGCGAGCCTTAGTGGTATTTGAGTAACTGCACCAAGCGTGACACCTTCATTGCTGACCTCCCAAGTATCGGGGTTTACAACAACCTCAACGCCGTGGAAGTCTACAACCGGTAGGCCATCCTCTAATGCTACGACTTTACCGAGTGATCCATTATGGTACAAGCCCTCGCTGTTGTTCTTGGTGGCAATAACAGGCGCGCCGACTTTTAGCTCGAGCAGTTCCGGGCTTTGTATTGATCCCTTTAACCCGTTGATGATATTAATATCACCCTTCTCGGTCATCATGTAAAAGATTGAGTCGCCCTTAAGTTCACTTAACTGGTGGGCATTTTCATTGTCTACCTTCCTATTAAGGGAATACAGCCGCGGCACTTGGCGATTGGGTTTAACCATTCTGCTTTGGATATAGGCTATATGACGCTTAAAGAGATTCCCGCCGCGGACTCCCTCTAACAAGTCACGCAATCTATCATCCTTTTGACGATACACTTTAGTGAGGTAACAACTCCTAATATTAAGCTCATTCCACACCTTGCTACTGGTAATAAATTTACCCTCAACTGGCGGCAGTTGGTAAAAGTCCCCACATAGGATGAGCTGTATACCACCAAATGGCCGGTTATCGTTACGAGCCCATCTAAGCACAGTGTCTAGCATATCAAACACAAAGTCGGGCATCATACTTACCTCATCTATTACGAGAGTGGCGGTTGTTCGAAATTCTTTGCGCTTTTTCTTACTAATAGTGAACTGCCAATCATCTGGCAGCTCTTTGCCTAAACCCACTCGCGCCCAGCTATGGAGTGTTTGCCCATTAAGGTGGGAGGCGGCCAGCCCTGTTGTAGCTGTAACCGCCGTCTTACGCCCCAATAAACGATTGCGCTCGATGAATTGTTTAAGCGTGTGCGTCTTGCCAGCACCTCCCCGCCCGCACAATATAACCGAGCTACCGTCAAGCATTATTTCTAACGCTTCTTCTTGTTCCATCGTGCATCCCAACTGTTTTGATGTGACTCTGCAAACTTCCGCTTACGAGCAAGCAACTTACCAATCTCATCCGCAATAAGGTCGGTATCAATCCCGTTAAGCGCCGTATACCGGTTAATGTAAACCTCTACAATGTCAGTATCCTCTTTGCGGATAGTAAACCATCTACGGCTATGGCGTACAACAGACAAGCCGATCTCGTCTAACCGCTCCGCCATCTCGTTGTAGTCAGGATCTGGCTGCACCCGGTTGCGGATAGCAGTAGACACGTCGTCATTAATTACTTTCGACTCGTTCATTCTCGCTCCTCAATCGGGGTGAGCGCATAGGCTACGACAATCTCAGATAGCGTGGCCGCCTGCTCTCTATCTGTTCCGTAAGTATCGATCCAGTAGAGTAAATTTGCCTTTTCGTTAATTACAGCAACTAGAGTATGCTTATGTGTTGATACCTCTGTGAGTGAATTATTAAACTCCACATCAAGCCCTACATCGTAGCAAAGCCCTACAAATAAACTAGTATTCATACCCTCTCCTACATCTTCACCTGCTTAGTGATAGCGTTGCGCACACCCCGTGTATACTGCTTAGCCTGCGCTTCGCGACGTGACGCAAGTCCCTGTACAGTATCAAGCCGACGGTTGATCGCGTCTACGATAGCTTCACGGTCGCTAATCTCTGCCAGCATCTGGTCCTTGTAAGCCTGCAGTTCTTCCTCGGGCAGGCCATCCACCACCTCTTGCATTTCAAATAGTGCGTCTTGCACCGGCTCAGCCTCTGATGCCTGCCAGCCGTGTGGTTCTACTGTGTTGCCTTTGAATGTGTCACGTGGTAATGCCAGCTGGTCTACCATCATGTCGTTACCTTGCCCAATGTGCTTTTTGTACTCGCTCATACTTTCCTCCGTTTGATGTTTACAATGCCCGCGCAAGTGATCGCTCAATGTATCGAACTGTGCCCACTTATCATTAGTCTCTTGGTTTAGTTTTGGTGTGTTGTAGTTCATTAAATTCTTCCTAATTCATTTATGATTTTATCTTTCAATGATACAATATATTTACTCATACATCGCCACCTTCGTTGCCAAAATGCCCATACGCTCACGTGGTGTTAGCCCACCGCGCATACCGTATTCTACGTCTCCAGTCATCAGGGCATCTGCTAAACACTCGCCCTTTACAGGACACTCTGCACAAATCTTACGTGCTTCATTGTAGTTGTTGTACCCGTTGTACTCATCAGCGTATGCTTTGTTCGCCGGGAAGAAAGCTTCCGGGTCTGTCTGCATACATAATGCAGATCCTCGCCATTTATTCTCCATTTTGATACTCCTGCGCTAATTCTGATAGTTTAATAAGTATGTCTTGGATATTCTGCCCGCTGTTCACGAGGCCGTTGACCATATTTATTGTCTTTTCATCTAATGTATTCATTGCTATAGATCCTCCTCGGGGCAAAGCATGTCGTCTACAACAGGGTACAACACATCATGCCCAGACCTTGTGTCTTCTGATAGTATCATCTCCCACTTACTAACTACGCGTTGTCGCCGCCGTTCCAATAGTCGCATTATCTCCTCGGACTTCATACCACTACTAGTTGACTTGTCCAGTATATCTAGAATTTGTTGTTTCATTTAATTTTCTCCATTCTCAATTAAGCGAGCTGCACATATTATGGTTAGCAAACACGACACGACAGTCATAGTCGCTGTAGTCATCTCATTGCCACCCATAAATGATACAATCCACTTATTAAAATTATATATAAGCATAATGAGAAACAAGGATATAGCCGGTAAGATTAACACCAAAGTGATGCTCAATATAGCTTTGACCATTTTACTCATCCTTTACCTCTTCTACAATATACTTGCCATCGAACGTTTCGTCTAGAGTCTCTCCCAGAAACGGGATATCAAAAGCATGAAACACCATTGCGTTCGCAGTAATATTTGTCAGCTCTAATTCCTCGCTAATGCGATCGTATGTCTTTACCCAGTATTGAACGCCTGGAGTGTTGAGTCTCACCTTATACATCTCAGTCATCCAACCCCCTAATCCAATCTATCTCAACGCCGAGCGCGCGCTCTATATACCTCTCTAGATCCATCATCTCCTCTGAGTCAAATTCGCCAGCTGCGTGCATGTCGGTGCTTAGTTCTAGTGATTCAGTGCAGCGATCAAACTCTTTAACATATAGCGTGATCTGCACCGGGCGCACCGATACTTTATACATCTTTAATCGTCCCGTCTCGCCCATTAAAGGCGGTTAAGCAATCTTTCTCCTTGCGTCCAGTGAATGCGCGCAATTCTTTTAATGCCTCATTAATATGGAAGTTCGCCGCTTGCATTGCATCTGAGTCGCAGTTGACTCGGTAGATAGCCGCCGCAGCGTCCATTAATAGTTCGGCTACTTCTTTAAGGTTTGGCGCTTCCTTCCCGCCGCTGTTTTCTGGTTTATACATATCTATACTAGTCATCTGCTTCCTCATTCTTCTCTTCTTCTAGAACTTCGATTGACAAGACAGAGAGTCTTATTCTACCTAGTGAGTTGGTAAGCAGGTTGGCCACATCATTAAAGCCCAGCTTGTTTGCGCGATCTACGTAACTATTTACAATTTGTTCTATTTCATCCATCTTACTTTTCCTCTCTTTTAAGTTAATAATTACCGGATTGTTAAGCTACTATAGCCTCTGTTCTATCTACTAATCATTATACTCCAAGTAATGGATAAATACAAGACCTTTAATGGGAGAAATTAAAGAAACCCGCCGACTCTTTAGTTGATAGAATCCGCGGGCTTGTTAGTAATCTATTTATTAGTTTATTAATACTTAGTTACCTTAATGGTTATTAGAATAACATTAAGTATCACAACCTTTGGATCACTCGCCGTTCTCCAAATGGCTACAACAACTAATGGAAGTTCCTACACGTCACTCCCATTACTTGTCTTCGCCGCTGTTGCTCAAGAACAAGTTACAGTTCATTCGTCGGCCACTCTGTGTCCTTACTCGTTCACTTACTTGTCTTTCGCTGCGCTTTTCTCTGCGTCGCCTCTCTCCCTTACGTTCGGCTCCTTGTTCAAAGCTGGTCGCTTACTCCGTAAGCTCCTATATGTATTTATTGTACCACACGTATCTCGATTTTTGATGTATTTTTTACATCAACCTGTGGAAAACTCGCCATTTAACAGGGGTAGAAAAATCTCAAAAAAGTCTCCAAAAACTCTTGACAACTTTTTACCATAAGCACTAAAAAGCTAGTTATACCATAACGTGTCAAGTATAAGCGGTATAAAGATATCAAAAAAGCCCCCAAGCGGCGGAAGCTTAGGGGCGCAGAAACACTGCTACAGTACTACTCAGTAGAGTAAAAAACTCTGCAATCAAACTAAGTAGCTGCATCTTTACTATAACTTATGCGTCTATCTTTGTGATGCTAACGGCTCTTCTTTGCGTCGCACTCGAGCCAACTCATACCGTCTTTGGTGTATGTATCGCATTTATCTTGCTTATACTCAGCGACACCTTGTGCCTTAACTGAGTTAATAAAGCTCTGGTACTTAAGCGTGCCGACAACACCGAGGACTACTAGCAATACCCCAGCGAGGCCTGCCGCGACCGTCTTAGCTGTATTTTTGTTAACTGTTACTTTCTTACTCATGCCTTCCCTTTCTATTTTACTCTTGTTGCCTACTGAGAGGCCGTAGAATCGTTTTTAGTGTTAAATATGTATAATTACCTATCTTTAGTTTTTATTCTCACCTAGAGGCTCTAAACCACTTGTGTTTATCTCGTTAATCCAGATGAATCCAACGCCCATATCATGGCTGTAGTAGAATCGCTGGGTATTATCAAGCTTAACCTTGACGGTCTTACCCCATTTAACCGGCCCAGGCGTTTCTACCCGCTTCATTGGATGCAGTGCGTGGATGTTTTTAGAAACCTCACGCCAGTGGTTATATTTCTCTTCTAGGGCGATTGTCATATCAGGATCGTAAATATCCCGGTCTACCTCACGCTCAATCTCGTCTAGATAGGCCATTAGTTCGCTATCCGTCATTCCTCATTCTCCTCTTTTTCTGCCAGTAAAGACTTGCCCAGTACTGGCGATTATTTGATTTAACAGTTGGCTTAAGTTTTTTAGCCTTATCAGTGATTGCCTCCACATAGCCCGGGAGTTTTCTATCCTCCTCTGAGACGATAAAGCTAACTACTTTCTGCCCGTCGACCTCTAACACCTTTGGCGGAGATACTAGATTTTCTAACCCAGCGATCTCTCCAAATAGTGTTAGTTGCCCATCAGCTAGCTTGGCCAGGCTTCTTAAGAGTCATCGGCATGACTATGTAAATGCCGCGCTCGCTCTTAAACACCATTGGTTTTGTCTCCCCGTAAAGGTTGATAGTTAGGTTATCCTCGCCGTTAAGGTCTTGCACCGTCTTAAAGAATTCGGCATTAAACCTCATTCTCGCCTGGCCTACTGGCTCACCCTCCAAGTAAGGAGTAATAAGGCTCATGTAATCGGGGAACTTAGTAGTAACCTTCCGTCCGTTATCCATGATCTCGGCTACCTCATTGGCCCCGAATAGGTCTGACACCCTACTTGTCATCGCTTTATGAGAGGCCTCTAAGTCAATCCGCGCAATTTGATGACCAACCCACTCGTCTAAGCCATCGACAAACACTGCGGCTAGCATTACCCCGTTAGTCCCCACTAAACAGGTTTTACCCTTAATCCTATCCACCAAGATATTGGTGAGCGCCGGGCGGTCTTTGCCCTTATACACAACCTTTAGAAATGCTCCTAACTGTTTTTTGTTCACAATACCTCCATTACTAGTAAGATAACCATTACTGTTGCCCAAGTAATCATTGCATAGGCGAGAAAGTGCCAAAAGATTACACCGGCTAGTGCTAATGCCCCACCGATTACCGGCACCTTGTATAGCATCTCAAGTGTCCAGTTAACAAAATCGGCGAAGTCTTCAATGAATTTAGATGATCCGCTGTAAGGTAACATATTAATCCTCACACCCATATTGCTTACACCAGCCGTTATCAGTATATTCGCTAGCCTGCATCATCTGTTCTTTAGTATCGTTGTGATAGTGTACATCTAGCCGCGCCCGTTGAATAGCCCGCTCATCCTGTACGTGTTGTGGTGGATTATCCATCGCCGCGCCCTTAACTGCCAAGCTCGCAATTTGAACTGCTAATGCGATAACTACAACCCACAAGATTCCCCGTAATACTGCCTTTACCTTACTCATCACCTTTATCCTTTTATAGTTTTACTTTGTTAATCTCGCAAACTAGTGCGATATATTCACTGACGGTTAGCTTTTTCATCTTCGTAATTCTCTTTAAGTTCTTTCATCTGCTCGTCGACAAAGTCCATGATGTCGCTCAGCTCCATTTCCTCGAGTAGTGCGTGGATACCAAACTCGGCCACCACCTGGGCTGGATCAACCCCGCTAAGTACTACTGATTGATCTTGAGTGTCAACCTCCACCTTATCGGCGTAGATCTGGATAAAGTTAAATTTGTTAGCTGCTTTAGCTGCGTTTGAATCTTGATTCAACATTGTATTTCTCCTATTACTTTTAATTTGCAAGTAAGTTGTTATCTAGATTACGGAGTAATCGCGCCTCTCCATATCGCGGAGTACCTTTCGGCGCTCCCACCAGATGTTAAATGCTTCAATCAATTGGCTTTTAATAGTTTTGATCATAATATTTTCTCCTTTATTGTTATCGTTTAATGCTTGAGTTGTTAAGGTTTCGTTGTCGGCTCTGTGCTTCGAACTGTCCTCAGTATAGCGCAAATATTTTGAATGTCAACAACTTTTTCAAAGATTTTTAGACTTTTTTGCTTCACCTCTGTAAAATCGCGGAATATCTCCCTTTTAATGCTTATTAGTGTTGCATCTATACTTCAGGTGTGATATACTGATAGTAAGAGTTATATATAGTCTCTTTAAAACTATATAGTACCTTTATTTTTCGGAAACGGCACGCGGATTTATAGGCAGTTACTCTTAAGAAGTAAACCGCTGCGTGTCGGGCGGATCATTAACCACGCTAGATGCGATCTGCTAGCGTTAATTGACATTAGAGCCGAACACCTTGTTAGGTTAATAGGAGATCTCTAGTAAACGATTAATGAAAGCCGCGCAACAACATACGAAACCTGCGAAGGGGCAACGTGTCTTTCTTATCTTTCTCACGACCCCGATAACTGGTGGCTATACCAAATGGCTATAAGTGGCAAGTAGTATGACCAATAACTAATAATGTCTGTCGAATGAAGAGGAGAATCCTACGGTGTCTATAAACAGATGCTGGCGTACGGAGATAGGTTCGGGGTGCATTATTGGCTGGGAAAGCGCGCAAAGATTTAATGCTTAATAGTCGAGAGCTGTGCAAAGATAAGAAAAAGAGCCGTACAGCGCAAAAAGTTCTAAAGTAGCTTAAGGGCTAGCCATGAACTACGAATAGGCATTAATGGGTTAGATTCTTAAACAGGCAGCCTGATTGTGCCCTATCCCGGGTTCCGTGAACAAGAGAGAACCGGCGAGTGATACGTAACATTAACAGACGAATTGAACGATAGATGTTTCGGAGTGTCAGTAGATTCTATAGTTTGGTTCTGAGTTAGTGGTTAAGAGTTAGCGTAAACAAATCGCCGCGTATGAGGAACCACGAGATAGAGGGCTCTTTTTTGTCTCAAAATATTGGAACTAACAACTAATAGCGGGGATCTTTAAACTAAACCATGAATGATAACTATAAACTGCCAAGCTGGATCACTGACGATTACAGCGAGAACTTCATAAGAGAGAAATTAGCTAAGGAAGGTGTACAAGCCTACTCAATAGAAAGGGCGCGGGCTAATACTTTAAAGATATATAAAAAGACCTGCGAACCAGGCAACACTATACTAGTGCCAGAAACCGTCGAATAACCATCGGCGGTATTTTTTATTGTCCACTACAGTTCTACACTAGCTCTAATTATATATTGCTCTTATTACCCACTGAGAGCCTCTGTAATCGCTCCAAATAAAAAAGATGAGTCATAACCCATCTTTTAAATTAAATCTCATACAGAGCCTTTAAACCGCCTACGCTTAGTGAGCTATCACCAGACGCGGCGGTTCCTTTTAATGCTTACAAACCCATCTCTTCATAAGCTTCTTTAATAAACCCACTAAGGTCATGAGTCTCCCACCATCGACTCAATACACCAAATGCTTCATTCTCTTTAGTATCTACTATATCAATAAGCTTCTCAGTGACTTTGTAAATCTCACTCTCTGGGTTCTCCAGACCAGCTAACACCTTAGTCCAGCCAATCTTTTCAGCGCGCTCAGTAAGGTAAGGCTTAACAATCTCGCGGTGGTTCGACACCCAAAAGCCGCGGGTATCTTTTGTGGCTTCAATTGTCTGCTCAAATGAGTACACTTGCTTAGTCATTGTTGTATCTCCTTTACTTGCTTAACTACCTACATGGTAACAAACAAATACACCCAAGTCAACACCTAAAATGCACAAAATCATCACTTCGTGCATACCACTTGCAAAATACAAGTAATAATACCTGTGAATACGCCAATAACCCATAATGAGCTACCGACCTATAGTGTAAGCCCAATACACGCAAGCAGGCGCGCGGATCCCTTTTTGAGGCTTAATAGTCGTTATAATGTATAAAATCCCCATTAACAGAGACAAACCATAGTAATAGACAACCTACAATAAGGGCAATAACTACGTATAATGGGCCACTAGCCCACAATATTGCAGTACACAACGCGGCGCGGGCCTCTCTTTTAGGGCTCCCTTACTTGGAATTTTTTACCCTATATACGTAATATATAAGGAATATACATAGGGAATAACGCATAGTATTGCACCCAGGCCTAATATTGGCACAAAAATAGGTAAAAATAACGTATAATGGGCCATTTTACTGCTAAATCTGGTGTTTTCTGCCACTTTTGGGCCATCTCCCACTACTGTTTTACTAGTCAACTACATAAGTAAACGGCCCTGCCACTCATCCGCACCACAACATATATACAAAAACCCGCAAATTCACCCATATTTTCACCCACAATATCTCATATATGATATATTTTCACCCACTCTACAGACAAAATGCAACGAAAATGCCGGGGAAATGAAAATCACCCCTCATTTTATATATCATATTTGATATAAAGGGGTAATTTACGGCTATTTTAGACCCATTTCAGCCAATCGCTCAGCAATAACCTCGCGCTCAGCCTCATACGGCTCATACTCAAATGGTTTATACACACGTTCGCGCACTGGCCCATGGTGTATATTAGCCAACAAAAATGCTTCTGTCTCAAGCGTGGCGGGTGTCTTTACGATAATATTCATAGTTATTTCTCCTTATTTCTTAACTGCCCTCAGTATAGCAAACAAATATATAAGAGTCAACACCTTTTTATATGATTTTCCGACCAATATCAGCACTACCTTGCATTGCATAGTACCTTGCATAGATACTACGCACAATCTAGCCCCCACCCCAAAACACCCCAAAAACACCAAAAATGACTCATTATATATAGTTATTCCCAACGGGGGCCCCGGGTACTTCGCAAAATGTGTATTGTACGAACCTAAGTGGGGCGCAAAGATCGGCGGGATTCTTTAACTTCGCAAAACGACACCTGTTATAACCTTTTACGAAGTAGGGCTAAAATAAGGCAAGATGATATATAACCCATCTACCATGAAAATATCTTACTTCTGACAAGAGTTATTTTACGAAGTTAACGCCCCCAGCCACAAGCCTAGCCAAAAACCCGGCAGAGCGTCAACGTTTTACGAATTATGCATGGCAAGCTACCTTGTATAACATAGTAGTGCCCCCATTGTTCAAGCCTAGCCACCCACGCATGTATAGCGAATGATGTATGATTATTTTGTGAGGGTTTTGTGTTGGTGTAAAGTATGTGGGGTGATATAGCGTAAGGGGGGTGGGGTATACTAGGCCACTCCCATCGACTATTGTCAATCATTTCAGGGCTCATGATACATGCTCATCTAAAAACCACACACCCAATATTTTTCAAAGGTATATACCCGCCCCATTATCACTATCCCCAACAAAAATCAAAAGTATATACTTCCCTAGAAAGGAGGCCTAAATGGCAGAGACACAAAGTGGCGCGTCGCGTAGCGCCAAGAAAAGACCTAAAGAATATTGGAGAGAGCGTAAGCTTGCCCAACGCGAGGGCAAAACTACGCGGACAAAAGCAAAGGACGGGGTAGGTATTCGTAAGCGTAATAAAGGTAAGGTTGCTAGTCAGTGGACGCAAACCGAGCAACAAGAGAAATGGCTCAACTATTATATGGATCCTAAGTCGCCGAGTTATGCAAACGCCTACGCTAGTGCTATACGTGCCGGCTACTCTAGGTGGGCGGCCACTAAGATGGAGACCAAGGATTGCCAAAAGTGGGTCGCCGAGGCTAAGAATATGATGCGCCTTACTCCTGAACACCTTAAACAGCAATTACAAATGATTATTGTAAATGATATATCAAAAGATGCAGATAAGATTAGCGCTATTAAGTTATTAGGTAAGGAACACAACATGTTTGTTGATAAACAGGTTACGGCCCATATAGGTATTGAGGAAGCACTTAAAGAATTGGATAACCTATAATGAAGCCTCAAAAGAAATCCGCGAATCGTAAGCTTATCTATATCTGGGACGAGAACCTATCCTACTTTAATAGTCTACCCAACAAATCAGCAGTGATTAATCTATTACTCAAAAAGGCCCGCGCTGATGGATGACATTAAGCTTACCCGTGAACAATTAGAGAAAATCAAGCTCATTAAACAGGACTTCTACAAGTTCGCTAAGATGAATCTGTACATTAAGGATAAGTTCGCCAATATTGTCCCATTTGTCCCTAATGAGCCTCAGCGGGCTCTTATAGACTATGTATTGCTTTGCATTCAAGAGAAGCGCCCAGTTAAGGTTATCATCTTAAAAGCTCGCCAGATGGGCTTTAGTACAGCTGTGGAAGCTCTTTGTTACTGGTGGACGTCTACTAACTTCAATATTAATAGCGTTATCATCGGTAATGACGAGAAGTCCTCACTCAACCTTTATAGGATGTTTCGTCGTTATTTTGACAACACCAATATCTTGTTTAAGCCAAGCGTAAGATACAACACTAAGAGTGACTTAACGTTTGAAAAGTTCGATGAGAATGGCAAACAGATAGGCCTAGGCTCAGCCATTAAGATTGAAACCGCCAAGAACAAGTCCGCGGGGCGTTCTGATACCGTCAACTTCCTGCATGCGAGCGAACTTGGGGCCTGGGAGAACGGAGAAGACTTAGTTGCCTCTCTTATGCAGACAGTACCAGATGCCGAGGTAATGGAAAAGCCGTCAATGGTTTTTCTAGAGTCTACCGCAGAAGGGCGCGGCAACTATTTCCATAAAGAATACGTCGCGGCGGTCAATAAAAAGAACAACTACCAACCATTATTTGCCCCTTGGTGGATTCTTGATACTTACGAGCGCGATGCTACGTTTGAAGACTTGGGACAATTAAACGATTATGAATCATTCTTAGTCGAATTAATGCAAAAGGGCCATACAACACTCGGCCACAAGTTTGCCGTTAGCGAGGAGTCTATCCCTAGAAAGCTCGCCTACTACCGGCGTAAAGCAAGAGACTTCGCAGCTACTCCTGAACGTCTGCCCCAAGAGTACCCTTCGACATGGGAGGAGGCGTTCATCGCAAGTGGTAAGAATGTATTCAATCCATTAGCCTTACAGGAGATGGAGAAGGATGCGACCCCGTTAGAGGATGTTGACTATTACAAGATTACTCCATTAGAGGATCGCCCTTACGAGGAGTTTGAGCTAGAGCTAATACCATTTGAAGAAAACGAAACGCCTGATGACTTTACTTACAAAGCACCACTTAAGATTTGGGAGAAGCCTAAACCTTATAAGGAATACGTTATTGGTGCTGACGTTGCAGAAGGCCTTAAAGGTGGCGACTTTAGTGTTGCAACTGTTGTGGATATTTCAAGAATGGAGGTTGTCGCTCGTTGGAGAGGACATTGTGACCCTGACAAGTTCGGCGAGATATTAGGCGCTCTTGGTACGTACTACAATTATGCCCTTATAGGCGTAGAGGTGAACAACCACGGCCTTACTACAGTACAGAAACTAAGAGACACCTTCTACACGAACCTTTACAAGCGAGATAGGGGCTATGACGAGGAATGGGAGACACCAACTGTCAACCTTGGCTGGAAGACTGATATGCGAACTAAACGATTGATGATTGATGACCTTATCAAGCTAGTACGCGAGCGTGTGATTAAAGATAAGGATATTGTATTCATTAATGAGGCATTCAGCTACGTACGTGATGAACGTGGTAGAATGAACGCAGAGGAAGGCTCTCACGATGACGTTGTGATGTCTACAGCTATCGCTTACCAGCTATTCCCTTGGGGCGATAACGATATATCAAACTTAAAGGTAATTTCTACCGCAAAGATGCATAAAATAACCAATGGATGATAAAACACTACAAGAGGTGACTAAGCGCTTTAATAAGGCGCGGATGTACACCGAGTCGCATTACAAAAAGACTTGGGCGAATGCGTTTAAGTCTTACAACGGCATTAGAACAATTAGGGGATATGCAGGGCAGGCCGATGAGTTTGTGCCTGAAACCTTCTCAATCGTAGAAGCCCTTGTGAGTTCATACGTTAAAACAAAGCCGCGATTTAAGTACTGGCCGCTACACGAAGAGCAAGAACAAAGCGTTGAGGCTCTTAACGGTTTAGTTAACTATTACTGGTCTATTAATAACATGACCGATAAGATGATTAGCTGGATTAAGGATATGGCCCTATATGGTACAGGTGTTTTGGCCTTTAGTTGGCTAAAAGATCGCCCACTTATCCAGAATATCCCCTTAAATGACTTCTTTGTTGACCCAGCTGCGCGCCATATCAACAACCCAGAAGAGCCTGGCTACCCACGCTACGCAGGTTACCGCTACCTTACAAGTCTTGAACAGCTCAAATCTCAAATGGAGGTAGATGTCGAAACCGGTAAAGTAGAGAATAAGTACAAAAACCTTAATAAGGTAGTCTCCGGTACTGACAGCGAGGAGATGGATAAAGACATCAAGGAGATGTTGATCGGCTCAACCTACGGTAAAGACGCCATCAGCGAGCAAGTGGAGGTTATCGATTACTGGACTGAAAAGAAGCACGTGATGATTGCTAACCGTAGCGTTGTTATCTTAGAAGAGGACAGCCCCTACGCCCGAAAAGAGTCTACAAAAGAGCTGCCGATGGACTTGGACGGCGAGATTATCCCAATGAAGGTAAAAATCCCCGCCATTAAAGGCTTTCTACCGTTCGCGGTAGCCCGCAACTATGTTGATACGAGCCTATTCTACGGTAAGGGTATTGCTGAGGTTATCCTCAAGACCCAGGAACTACTCAACGATACAGCCAGCCAGAAACGAGACAATATTGCTTACGTGTTGAATAACATGTGGCAAATTGAACCGCGGTATCAACACTTAGCTGAGCGTATTCAGTCCGCACCAGGCGCTATTTTCCCAATCCCCAAGGGTGCACTTACCCCGATTGAGAAGAATGACATTAGCCCAGCCGCTGATGCTGAGATTAGTCGCCTTACTCAGCAGATGCGTACTGCAGTAGCCGCGGATGCAGCCGTCCAAGGTATTAGCCAACGTTATAGCCGTACAACCGCTACTGAGATTTCTAACCAGATGGAGCAATCAGATGCCCGCACAAACGTTAAGATGCAGTCATTAGAGGACGGCGGCCTATCTCAAGTGGGCTCAATCCTGTTTAAGATGATCCAGCTATTCGTTAAAGAGGACACTCCAGTACGGATGACTGACCATAACCAAATTACTTGGCAGGTTTATAGCCCAGATGTCTACTTTGGTGAATACCAGCCAAAGGTTGTGCTTGAGAGTACCGCAGACGCCGAGATCGCAATGCTCAGCCAGGCAATGCAGACAGCCGCCCAATTCAGCCTCCAGAATCCTCTCGTTAACCAGGAAGCGTTCCTACGGAACATGTACAAGACTCTCTTTAGCAAGTATATGACTGAGGACGATATCAACGAAATGCTTACTGTACCGCAACCAATGATGGGCCCCGATGGCCAACCAGTTGATCCAAGCCTCGTACAAAGCGGCGCATCCCTTGCCCCGGGCGCAGAAGAATACCTACTGGGTGCAGGCGCAGCCCAGGGAGGCGGCGACTCTTTTAACAAGCGAACACAAACCGGCAACCAGGGCGGAGGCGGAGCTAATAGCAATAACAACAACATTAGGAGAGTGAGAAGTGAACAGGCAAGTACAAGACTCCGATAACAAATGGGAGAAGATCGCTCATCAATGGGAGCAATTCTCTAAGACAGAAGCCTATAAAGAGTTAATGGGTTACATCGATCTACAGAAGGATGTAAACTCTACATTAGCTGCCGGGCCTATTGAGATATATAAGGAAGTGCCAACTGTTGATGGAAAAACAACGCAGCAACTTGAGTTTGAGCCTGAGAAGCTGGCGTATCTTTTACAGCGTAATGTAGGCCTCGATACTATCCGCCTTTACATTGAAGGCTTCAGTATCAAGTAATTTCTACAACATTGTAAGATGTACAGCGTAGGAGGGTTTTCGCCCCTGTACCCTCCTACATCCGCCTTGAACAAGGGTATAGATAGATGAACTAATAGGAGTACACTAGAATGGAAGATTCCCTTACCGGAACTAACGATGCTAGCCTCGATCAAGAGCCTACTAGCGTTAACGAACCGGCGGATATCTCTAGCGATACTACCTCTCAAGCTCCAGTAGAGCAAGATGTAGTAGCTGAGCCCGCCCAAGAAAGCGAGCCAGCAGATAGCGGCTTAAATAAATTCGCGAAGGCGCAAGGTTTTGATCTTGATAACGCTAGCGAGGACACTAAACGAGCCCTTAAAATTGCTCTGGACAACCAGCGCTCATTCCGTAGCGCAAAACAACTAGCAGATACCAGCGAGCCTACTGACGACTTGCGCGCAGAGGTTGCCAACTTGAAGTACGAGCGACAAGTTGAGCGATTCTTTGGCGAGCAAGGCCGTGACCGCAATCTCGAAGCGGTAATGTATGACATCGTAAAGGATAAGGCTGCTAAATACGGCGTAGAGTATGCAAACAACCTACGACACGACCTCGACACTCTGTATGATTTAGCCGTGCTTAAGTCGAGCAAGAATACCTCGAATGTAGATCCGGAGCAAATCCGCCGAGAGGAAAGGGAGTCTATCAATCAACAACTCCAGCAGGGCACTCAAGCCCACGCTACTGATCAAACCCCTACGGTAACGACTATTCAGGACGTTATGGCCAAGTATGAAATTGGCTCACCTGAATACATTGCCGCAATAGACAAACTAACAAACTAAAAGGAAAAAAATAAATGCCTAACTATGTTACGCCTACCAAAGGCGCTGGCGCAGTAGACGGCACGCCTGCTACTAAGCCTTTTGTGCCTGCTATCTGGGCTCCAGAAGTAGAAAAGAACCGTACTGATAACCTCGTCCTCTGGGACTTTATCGACCACTCAAACCTCGGCGAGGCTGTTAACTACGGTGATGTGATCCACGTACCATTCATGGACGAGATCGACACTGACGTTGCAACCAACACCCGCGCTGATGGTACTGCTTCAGCTGTTGATGGTATCAAGACCAGCTATGTTGATGTTAAAATCGACCGTTACCTCCGCAAGCCAGTTGGTGTGCAGGATGTTGCGAAAGCTCAGAGTAAGTACGAATTCCGCGCACTGTATGTTGAGCGCCTCGGCCGCTGGATCGCTAAGGCCCACGACACCGAAGTCATTGCCAAGATCCAGGCTGAGACAAACGTTCTCAAGCAGACGACTGCAGCCACTGGCCAGTTCGCCTACGCTGATATCGTTGACGCGCTTGGCCAACTTGACGCCGCTAACGTCCCAGAGGACAACCGCGCACTGTTCGTGAACGGCAAGGTCCGCGCAGCTTTGCGCAAGATCCCTGAGTTTACCAGCTACGCAAGTGTTGGTGAGAAGGGTATTGTTAAGACGATGCACGGTCTCGTTGGTGAAATCTTTGGCATGCCTGTTTACGTGACTAACGTCATCAAACAGAAGGGCAACAAGGATGTTGCTTACATCATGCACAAGAGCGCTGTTAAGGGTCTCGCTCAGTTGAGTAAGACTGAAGACGGCCGCGACAAACTCGCTGGTGTTGACTACGTTGTTGGTTCGACACTGTTCGGTGCTAGCGTTATTCGCCCAGACCACGTTGTTGAGATTACTGTTAAATAGTATATCTTAACTATAAAGCCTCCTCCCAAGCGGAGGGGGCTTATTTTAAGATAAGGAGATAATAATGACAAAATGGGTAAACAATAGCGCATGGAACGCACTACTTGCAAAAATAAACACCGCAAATAAGGTGTTAATCCTCCCGTCTTTCACGAATGACTACAATACCGCTAATAGCCAAAAACTAGGCGAGGGCTCGTACTCTACGTCGTCGCAAACATTCCCGACGGCTGGCGAGCGAGTAGTGACCCTTAACCCGGCAAATAACCTTAGCGTCACAAAGACTGGTACAGCTACTCACGTTGCGTACGTCAACGGTGCTGAGATGCTATTTGTAACTGATATCGCAGGGCAGGCAGTAGTACAGGGCGGTACAGCCAACCTTACTGGCGTGCAACTAAAAGCAGAGGATATCTAATGTCTAACCTGTCGATAAGTTTCATTAAAAGTGCGCTTGGCGCTGGAGATACTACAGTATACCTGGTAGACGGAGGCATTTCGGCGTTCCCCACGCCACCGTTCTATGCTACAATTGCGCCAGTTAATGAATTGCCGACGCCTAAAAATAGCGAAATAGTGCTAGTCTCCGAGCAAGTCGGAGTAAACTCTTATAAGATATACAGAAAACAAAAAGACACCACCGCCAAAATTTTTTCAGCGGGGGCTGTAGTCTTTATAGGGCAGTACTACGAGCAGTCGGCTCATATTGGCGACATATTCATGACGCTTAATAACCGACCGGGGTCAGGACGGCTATTTATGGACGGTGGTACATATGACAAAGAAGAATATCCATTGCTGTACGAGTATATAACTGTTAACCCGAAGTACGGAACAATAAATGATGTGAACGGCTTCACTCTGCGAGATATGCGCGGGCGGGCCCCGTTCGGCAACGATAATATATTGGGAGATCTTGGCGGATATGGCGGGAGTAGGACAATAGCTCTTACGCCGAACAACTACCGACAAAACGCCTGGCAGTCTGAGTATCTAGGGGGCGGCCTCCAACAGGGATTTAGCAACCTTGGCGCTGGCAGGGGTAGCGGTATGAACACGTTCGCCGGCGGAGCAATTAACGCGGTGGGGAATAACCATCCATTTGAGATACTGCCTCCGTACATGGTAGTGAATTTCGAAGTTGTAGCGGGGTAGATTATGCCCATATTCAACTACGTTTCCGAGGGCGGGTTCAAACAAATCACCCGCGCCATTCACGCAGGCAGCAGTAATGTCGGTTTTGTCGGTGGCAATATACGTATAACAAACGAGGGCACTGACTTCTATGCAGCAATAGAGCAAAGCAAGACATTCTACAACGGTGAGTTGCTCGTACGCTTTAGGTATTCTGGTAACGATGGGTTTATAGGTGTAGTAGGCTTCAGGTTCTCAGGCAGGACGAGAGCTGAAGCTGACGGCTACTCAGTAAGCCTATTGAAGAATGGCAACACGCCGGGGTTCGTCTTATATAACAACCGCGTCGGCACTGTCCGCGGCACGGAATACTCGTTCGCTCACTCCCCGAACGAGTGGTATTACGTTCGCGCCAATTGGGATTTAGACCGCATAAGATACAAAGTTTGGCGAGATACGGAGCCCGAGCCGTCTAGCTGGTCTGTCGATATACGCGATTCGTCGATACCCGGCAAACAGGGCCAGACGGCCGGATTGTATACCTACACCAGTGGAACGGTTGAATATAGCCTGGTGTCATACAGTCCATTCGCTGAGACGCTACCGACTCCAGCACCTAAATACCCGAAACAGACCGATGCGAAGATATATTCGGCTAACCCGTATGGTGCATATTACAGCGCGGGCTATATGTGGCCGACGAATAGCGTAGGACTAAAGGGCAATAGGGCATTTGAGCACTTAACAATATCAAAGCCTAGACTAACCCATACACCCCCAAAGTACACGCTAGCCCCCAATAGGGCGACTGGACGGCTAGTGATAACACCCCCATCCTTACTCGGCAATGGCCCGAAGTATAACCTTAGAGGCGATCGTGGGTGGGTGCATCTCGTCACTAAGACGAGGCCAGCACTAACGTATACACCACCCGTACCCGGTGAACTACGTCCTAATAGGCTGACAACTCGCCTAGCAATATCGCAGCCAACCTTAGCCGCTAGAGGCCCGGTGTATGCCCTAAATGGCAATAAAATAACAGCAAGGGTATCTATATCGTCTCCAACCTTAACGGCCCTCACAGCGGCTCTCATGCAGCCACAGGGTATAAATTTAAGGGTCGGTATTAGTAGCCCTAATGTTATATTTATACCGAAGCCCGAAGTCTTGACGTTGAAGCCAACGCCGATTACTTTGCGGCTAACAATAACGCGGACTGATAACCTATTAGACCCAAGCGTATACAATATTGAATACAAACAATATAAGCCCGATTACGTGGGTATAAAAGCGTACGAAGGCGAAACACTAAACATTGACCGATACCGCCCCGATACAATAGAGACGGGCAAGATCGATAGTATCGAACTAAAGACAAACAAATATAAGCAAATAGTAATTAAATAGGAGAGTATAATGGAAAATCTTGGCAAGTTTAGCGTGAGCAACGTTGTTGACAGCGCGCCAAGCGGCAGCCTCGGCGTAGTGCTCGTACCGAATGGTGGTAGCTACTCGCTGGCGGCTACATCATCTACTGGTGGCGGCGGAGGCGGCCAGGGCGGCAACGTACCAAAACTTGGTGAAAGCGACACTAACTGGATTGAACAGGCGACAACGAAAGGTACTTGGATGTATCGCCGCTACAACGGGCTACTGTTCATTAAGCCGAAAGGGCAATATAGTGTTGTTGGCGGGCTAACAGCTGGCGCTAATACAGTGTTCCAGATCCCCCAGCCATATCGCGACAACATCGAGACAGCCGTAGGCGTACTAGTTAACAACTCAACCAAGCGCACAGATGGTTCAAACATCGCCATCGATAACCTCGGTAACGTAACTATCAACGCACAGGCCGCTGGTACTTACATTGTGCCAGTCCTCGCCATCCCTTACTCGGCACTAGGCTAGGAGTTTAAATGACACTCGCTGATTTACGTAAGCGGGTGATGATAGATAAGCTGGACGATGAAGATTACGAGCCAGAAATCATTGACAACTTTTTGAATGACGCCCAGCGGGATATATTCAACCAATTTGAACTACCATTTATGGAGAAGATCTTTATTGGTGATGTACCCGCTGGTACGTCTATCATTAAGTTGCCCGATGACGTTAGCAGGGTAGAGATGCATGCAATGACCGGTGTGCAAAACTTCTTTCAAATGAAGCTTGAATACCGCGATTTCTTTATGCGTTTTGCAGATGCGATGAACAATACACCGCATGCGCCCTACTACTGGACTGAATACGCCGGCAATATTCTATTAGACGCCCCAACCGATAAAGAATACAAACTATACACGTATTACTACAAGAATCCAAATACAATGGCCCAAGATACCGATAAGCCCGATATTCCCGAAGAGTTTACCGAGCTACTCATTCTTGGCGCACTCCGTCGCGTACATGACCGTAACGAAGATATGGATCTATCCACTCAGGTGGAGAACCAGTACCAGGCTCAACTACAAGAGATGGTTACTCGCTTTGGTATGCGCGATGCATTTGGCCCTGTTAAGATGCGTAATTTACAAATATAGGAGGATGAATGGCGCAGCAAGTTAAAATTGCTACCCAGCTAAATCTAGGAGGTATCGACCTTGTTACGCCAGTCGACCTTCTCCAGGAGGGTAAGAGTCCTTTTAGTAAGAACTTTCGCCTCCAAGCCCAACAGAAGGATTCCCGCCGCGTGGCCGTGTCAACTAGGCGCGGCCATTCTTTGCATATGGAGCCGCTCGGTGAATCGCAAGCACTTGGTAATGCGGCTACTGTTACTCAACGGTTTAAGGTAAATAGAGATAACGCTTTTCTTCTGCAACCGTTTACTGCTAACGTAGACCAACGTATTACTCGCTTAGACGTCGACATTAAAAACCCCGGCGGTGCTACTGGCCCAATAATAGTAGAAATCCTAGAGGACGCAAACGGTTTACCGGGTAACCGCTTATCAGTAAGCTCGTTCCTCAACGGAGATATTGGCGATAGCGGTGATTGGGTTACTTGTCGTTTTATTAACCCGCCGAAGATCAAGACCGGCAAGAAATACTGGATCGCACTCAAACCTCAAGATGACTCGCTCAAGTGGTACGAGATTGGCTTGGTTAATAGTACACCCGAAGCCCGGTGGACTTCTGCGGCTTGGACAGTGAATACCCCCATTACCGGTAAGATGCTACGTTATAGGCTTTATACGACCCCTGAGAAGAAGCTCAAAGGCGCGTATCGCTTTAACCTCGACAATCGCAACAACCGTACTGTAGCGGTATATGACAATACGCTCTATTACGCAGATGAGGCAGCCGGTAAATGGCGCGAGATTATGAGTGACCTATCATCAGAGGCTAGTGAGTACAGCTTCGCCAACGGCGACGGCAAGATGTTTTGGGTTAACGGCCATGACGAGCTGCGCTATTGGGATGGTACACCGCCTCAAGATCGCACTAACATTATAGACAACGGCAACTTTAGCCTCCCAAGCGTGCGGTGGCAAGGTAGCGTAACGCGGGACACTGCAGTATATAAGTCAGCTCCTGCATCACTCAAGATTACGGGTGGCGGTCAACGTTACACCAAGAGTGATATTCAACTTACTAAAGGTAAGCGTTACAAGATTAAATTCTCATCCGTTAGCGCAGCTGGTACATCTCAAGTGTTCGTAAGTGTTAATACTCAGCTCCGCCCAATTGCAGGCTATCAAAAGCAGATGACAACCTCATGGGATAACCACGAGTTTTACTACTGGCCTGAACTAGACGTCACAAGCCTTGAGTTTGTCTCAACCGGTGAGGACTTCTGGATTGACGACGTGGAGATTATCGACACTGGTGTAGGACGTATTGTAGACACTGAACTACCTGTACTCCGTGAGGTGATGTTCCATAAAGACCGTATGTGGGGTGTTGTAGCTGGTCTGCCCAATACGATTAGGTTCTCAGAAGCCCCCGGTAACCCCGCATGGGATCCAACAGGTAAGATACCGACTAAGCCAAGTGAGCAATGGTACAACGAATGGCGGAGCACGAGTTTCTTCACTATCCCGCGGCCATTTAATGGTTCGCCGGTAGTTAAGCTCTGCTCATTCCAGGACAATCTCGTGGTCTTTACCCAGGATGGTAAATATATCATTAGCGGGTATGATGAAGCCTCATTTAACATGCGGCAATCTACCGGCTTTAAGGGCGCTATTGCACGGCGCGGAGTAATCCAGGACGAGAACGCAATCTACTTTGTAGGTGACGCCGGGCTGTTTATGTTTAACGGTTCGAGCGACGTTCGTATATCAGATGCCATTACTCCATTAATCGATGGATGCCCACGCATTACCGAGATAGACGCAACCAAGTATAAAGACGAGATCCGCTTTTACTTGGCCTCTAGTGGCTCGACAGTTAACGATACCTGTATCATCTACAACAAACCATTAAAGGATATTGAATACGATACCGGTGTCTACGGGGATCGCGCAATCTACTACGATGATGCAGATGACCGTGGGCAGCTCGCAGTGTTCAACTCTTATGTGGGAATGAGCTACTATGCTGAGACGCAAGTTTACCATGACATGGGCGCACCAATCGACTTTGAATACCGTTTTAAGTACGATAGTATGGGCAGCCCAATGCAGCGTAAGCGACTCAAGCGTTTTTATCCGATATTCCAGGGTGTTGACTCTACCTTTAAAGTGGGCCTCGCAATGGATAAAGACTTCGCTGATGCGCCAAAGATCAAAGAGCAAGTACTCTCCGTTAATGGTGCAAGGTGGGGACAATTTAAGTGGGGCGACGGCACACTCTACGGTGGTAGCAAATCGTTTAAACCAAAGCGGCAAAGCTACTCAGGTTACGCACGATACTGGCAGCTACGCGTATTCCGCAATGGCGTAGAAAACCGCGTAGCCTTTGTTGGTGCACAATTTAGTTATAAAGCAAAGAGGTTATAAATGGGATTAATTAGTTATTCACAACTACAAGATGGCACTGAGGCGGTAGCAAACGACCTCAACAACCGTTTTGGCACTATCTACAATGAGTTTAACGGTAACATTGATGCCGCTAACCTCAAAAACTCGGCAGTGACTCGTGAGAAGATCGCCGACAATTCAATCACCAAAGACAAGTTGGCTCTCCGCCAATACATTGACGATAACGGCTGGACAGTAACCGATATGGGCGGCATTAAAACTTATAGCCGTACCGTACCTGTTACGGGTACTCAGAATGACCATAACGGCCCAGGACACGTTGGTTTACTCATTGAAGCTAGCGGACGCCGCGCAGGGCTCGGGAGCTTCCCCGCACCAGTAGGGCGTACAATTGACAACATTATCGTTACTTGTACTTACTTCGGCCATTACTCAGGACACCTAGTAGTAAACGGCGAGAAGCGAGACGGCAAGATCTTTATCTCTGGCGGTAACATCTTCCCCTGGAATCTCTCCTTTGATGGTGAGGTGCATGTCCAGGTGACGGAGAAGCTGTAATGCTGTCTCTTATCCAGCTGACACCGGGGATGGATGATGCGACATTAGTCAACACGATTAATAAGAACTTTGAACAACTCCAGAACGAGTCGCGGACTAAAACAAGTAAAGACTCAGCGGGGACGCGCCGACTTTTGATCGGCCGCCCCGTTAATGGGGATCACGATATTATCGCAATCACTATTCCTGGCAAAGATGTTGTAGAGGAAACTACAGTACGATGATTAACCCGGATAACTTTATGTTCCATAGCGATTTCTGGTATCCGACCGACTTTAAAGAGGGCAGTAAAGAGCTTGACGTTAACCTCCCTACAACCACCGCGCTTGACGATATAGAGGACGGCGATTACTTCAGCGCCTGGCTAGAGTACCCGAACCAGCCCTGGATATACGGGCGCTCACCGTACGACCAGTTCAACGTATTTGCTGAGAACGGTAAGCTTTGGTTTGCTAAAGCCCCTCAATTCGGCGGCGCTCGCTTTAAGGGTACAGTGCACTATAGGATATACCACCGAGATAAGAACTTCCTATTTAGGTCTAGTGGTAAGTGCGAGATAATCGCTAAACGATTAACCGGAACGATGAACATGACGCCAGGTAGTAACGTTTCGGTATTAGATGTCCCCAGCGGCATGAGCGGTAAATACTTAGTACGAGGTACTTACGTATTTAGAGGTGTGCGCGGGTTAGTAGACGCAGCGGCCGGCCCTATTACAGTGTATACAACCTACGACCATAGCGCCAACGTCGTCAAGTTAAACGCAACAATGGAGCAAGCGGCAGTACATGGTGAGTTTCTCCAGTATGACTTGCAGCTCATCCCAGTAAAAACAGATCATCCATGGGTATTTCACTCAGATAAGTTCGCCTTTTGCTTGCCCCGTGTAATAGAGACCCGGATACGTGTACAGGGTGTAGCTCCGGCTAGAACAAAGTGGCAAATCCGCGGTGAGTCGTTCGATATTCCGGGTAAGCGCCAAGCTTATGACTACCTTACTCGCCACTCTATCAACACAAGGTGGCAAGCCCGCGGAGCTGGTATGAGGGGTGGACTTAACTTTGTTGGCTACCTAGAAGTCACGCATGATAAAATAACCCCGATAGTAGAGGTGGATAACTCATCTTATCTGCAGCCTACTGCGATAGACTCAGGATACTTGATGTTTCGCATCTACGAGTATCAGAATAATATTAGTTAATGGAGATAGACGATGGCAACAGCGCCTAAAGTTCAAACAATCCAAGAGTCGATCGGTGACTTAAACCCCGCTTATGAAGGGTCGCGCAATGTCATCAATCAACAAATCGGCAATCTAGGGCAAAAGTACGATGCCCAGCGTGCCGGTATTTATGCAGCCCGCGGTAACGCCTATAACGCAATTAATAACCAGGCGACAGGTAGAGGCTTAGCGTTTAGTGGTATACCGGCCCATGAACAAGCCCGCTACGAAGCCGAGAAGACACTCCCCGCTTTGATGCAAGCTGACTTCCAGCAGAACGATGAAGGCTTACAACTTCAAGGACGACTAGCTGACCTAGACAAAGAGCTACGTACAAATGCCCTAGGCCGCGTAGATCGTCAACAATCCGACCTTAATAGCTGGAATCAAATGATTGCCGGGCAAGAGTTTACTGCAGGCGAGAATGAGAAGAACCGGAACTTCCAGCGTAGTGAACGTGAGGCAACTCAAGCATTTACAGCTAGCCAAAACGCCCTTAACCGCGCCCAGGCGGCAGCTGCAAGTGCGGCTCGCTACTCAGGCGGCGGAGGCGGTGGAGGCGGCCGCGTAAGCTATGCGCGAGGCGGTGGCGGAGGCGGAAGCCGAGCCATTAACCCGAACGCAGCAGCCCAGGGTATCATCGCAGGTGCTATCCAAAGTGGCCGAAATATTAGCCCCGCTATATTCCAGCTAGCTCGCGACGCCTACCGAAGCGCAGGTGGCAATACAAGCCAATTCGCTAGTGACTTCTGGAAGTATGTACCCCAAAACCAACGCGGTGGCAATGCGTGGAAAGCATATTACTACGGATAAGAGAGGAGAAATAAATGACCGAAGATGAATGGAAGCAAATATACGGCGGCCGATGGAGTCAAGTTCGCGCCGACGAAGAGGGTAACCGTTACGACAATGGCTGGAACCCTGACAGCTCGCTGACCTATGAGGAAGAGCAGAAGCAACAACAGGAACAGAAGCGCCAAGAAGAAGAAAAGAAAAAGAAAGAAGAAGAGGAGAAGAAGAAAAACGATTGGCTAGGTAATGGCCTTAAATGGCTTGGAGATACAGCTAAAGGCGTAGGTGCAGGCGTTCAACAGGCGGCAGGTAAGGCGGCTAGTGCAGTTGTCGATACCGGAGAGGCCCTGGGGCTCGCAGCTAACCAAGTAGCAAATGCCTTCGACCAAGACACCAACGCAAAAGCCGGTAAGGCTATTATGGACACTGCCGAGAATGCCCGTAAGTGGATACGTGATCAAAAGGATATTACCGGTAAAAATATTGAAGATACCACCAAAGCCAAAGAAGCTGGCGATAGGATCGGCCAAGGTAAGGGCGATATCCGCGACTGGGCAACCGTAACTGGTGACGCTCTTGATGCAGGTAGTACTCTCACTGGCTTTATCAACCCTACTCGTATGGCGGTAGATGGCGCAGAGCTTACAGGCAAAGCATTAGCTGGACAAATCGCCAAAGAGGTGGCCGCTCAAGGTGGTGCAAACGCCGCTCAAGGCTTTCTCCAAGAGTATGGTAAGACAGGTGATATTAATAAGGCCTGGCAAAAGGCCGGCGAGCAAGCTGCTACTGGCGCAATATTCCAGGGCGGCCTCGAAGGCTTAGGTTATGGCATCGGTAAACTCCGCGGCAAGGGTGTAGAAGACACAAATCTCCGTAACACCGACGACGCTATAGAAGCCCCTACAAGCACTAAAACTAGCGAAGATGGGTTAGATATCAACTCAGACGCTAAAGCCGCTGAGAACGCCTCTCATGAGCTTACAGGGGGTGTTTCTACGCAGCCAGAAAGTCGATACGCAGGACTAAGCAATGAAGAGCTAAATAAGGCTAGTGCGCTAGACCCTCAAAACAAAGAGATTAACGCTGAGCTATACCGCCGGCAGTCAGAAGAGTTGAAAGCTCAACGTGAAGCTGAATCTCTTAATCGTGAACGCAACCCATTAGACGACATCAACGACGAGGTCAACGGGCCAAAGAGCCCTGAGGAGATTGCTAAGCTTAATCAAGACCTCAAGCCAGGTGAGACACCTAAAGGCCTGACCGAGCAAGAGAAGATGGCTTATGAGACAGATCCCGAATTTCGTAAGCAAGTTGATGAGAAATTAGCCCAGGCTCGTAAGGATTTTGAGAACAATGGCCTGCCCAACGATAGTAAAGGAGCTGAGGAATATCTCAAGAGGCTAGACGAAGGCGCTACTGATATTCTCCCTGACACCTTCTATAAGGTGCGCCACGACGTTGAGTCTATCGGCCAGATCCTGGGTGACGAGCAAATGCCGAAAGAGGTACGCAACGCAGCCGTACAAGCAGCCGACATGGGGCGCGAGATTGACGCCAAGCTTGAAAACTTGATGAACGATAACACCTATAATCAAGCACACGCCCAAATGGATGCAGCCTATAAAGAGCGACTCGCGGCCGTTAATGATATGCCTGGCCCCCGTCAAGAGATTGAACGCCAACGCCTAGACGAGCAGTACACCAAAGACCTGCAGGAACTAGAGGAGACTCGCGCACGTGACCTTCCTCAGGTGCAAGAACTTAATGCGATGAAGCAGCGGGTAGATGAGCGGGCTCAAGAGATCGTAGCGGATACTAATGAGTTGATCCATAGCGACCCAAAGACCTTCCGCCAAGTAGATGAGACTAAGCTTGCAGAACACCGCCAACTGGCCGAGCAAAACCTTGCAGAGGCTAAGAAATACGACGGCAAGACTACCTACGCATTGCAGGAGGTCTCAAAGGCCCAGAATCCAGAAGAGCTAAAGATTGCCCTCGAACGTAACGGTGAAACCCTTGAGAAAGAGCTAGCTAACACCTTAAATGTTAAGGATATCGAACACGCTAAAGAGAGCATCAGTAAGATCTCCGACACTCAGATGGCCCTAGCTCGCGTAACGTCCCCAAGTGTCCTGTTTGATAAGGGTGGCCTCAACACCGAAAGCGCCGGGCTGTTTAGTGAACTAGTGAACGGTACAGGTCGCGCGGCTGTTGAGGGTGAAGAGATTGCCAAGCGACTAGGCGATATCAAAAAGGCGCTCGGTTCAGCCGGTAAGAAGCCTGAGGTACTCGACGATATCGTAGACTACCTCGAGGGTAAAGTTGAACACTTAAACGTACCAGGCCACGAGAAGGCGGCCAAAGAAATCCGCACCATGTTGGATGAGGTGAAGCCTTGGCTTAAAGAGAATGGTTACGGTACGGTTAGTGAGTTTTACTTCCCCCACATGAGAGATAACGACCCCAAAAGTCTGGCTAATCTGTTTGATGAAAACCAACTAGCCAAGGGTGAGCTTGGTATCGGATCACTCAAGTCTCGTAAGAAAGGCGGCGAGGAGTACAGCAAAGACGTCTGGAATGTCCTCTCTACCTACTTTGACGGCATCAACCGGGCTAAGAACATTGAGCCATCACTCCGTAAGATTGAGAGCGTAAGCACTCAGCTTAAGTTGGCGTCAGCCGAGCATAAGAACTTTGAAGCCTACGCCGGATTCCTTGACAACTACATTAACCAAATCAAAGGCAAGAACCAAAGTAACATTGAGAAGGCTTTCGACTCTCAGTTCGGCCATAATGCGTTTAAGAAATCAACCGGTGCTATCCGGGCAGTAAATGCAATGGCCACGCTTGGTTTGTCTCCGCTTACTGCGCTCCGCCAGATGACCCAGGAGATTGCTACAGTTGGTAACCTTAACCCTAAATGGGCAGGTGTCGGTATGGTCAACGGTGCGCGTATGCTCGCAAGTAAGGAAGGCCGTAAAGAGCTTAAACTCTCCGGCGTACTTGATGAGGGCACTGGCCTTAAAGACCTTAAAGGACTAACCCAAAGCAAGGCCGGCAAAGCATTCGATAAGGTATCTGACGGGCTCATGTCGATGGTGTCTACAATGGATAACATCATGCGCGCCCAAGCCTACGCCGGCGCTAAAGCTAAGGGCCTCAAACTCAACGGTGCTAAGTGGGAGCGATGGGCTAACGAAGCTGGTTTAACTGGTCAGGCAGCCCAAGACTTCGTGCAAAAGAAAGCAATGGAGTACGGCACTAAAGCGACAGTCGATACTCAGTTCATTACTAGTAAGGTAGATGCACCCGCAGCCTTTAACGGGCCAGGTATGCGAACCCTTACTCAGCTAGCAACCTTTGATGGCAAGCAGGCCGGCTTCCTTATTCGTATGGGTCTCAAACCCATTAAGGACGTTAAGAACGGCAACTACCGACTAGCTGCTAATGATATGGGCAAACTTGTTGCAATGGGCGCTACCGCATGGGGTGTGCAGGCAACTCTCGGCCAATTTATCGGCATGAAGGAGACCGACCATATCCCATTCTACGACCAAATCCAGGCCTGGACAAACATCGAAGGCAAGGACGAGAAAGGATTTGAGCGAGACCAGAAGAACAAATTCCGCCGCTCACCTGCAATGACTCTCCTATTCGGCGATGGCAACAAAAACCCAGGGCTTCTCGGCGCACTAGCTAAGAAAGACAAAGGCGAAGGTGTTAAAGAGTTTTGGGACAAGAACTGGCAGCTTATAGTACCGGCAGGGACGCAAG